GTTTCCAGCCCTCGGCGGTGAGGAATTGCCCCCCCCCTGGGGCCAACCGTCGAGCCCGGTGATGGGCACGGATGTGCGCTGTAGGTCTGCGTCGGTCTTGGTCCGATGGCAGTCGGCGCAGAGGTTCTGCGTGTTCTCGTCCACGTCCGCGCCGCCCCTGAACAGCGGCACGATGTGATCGACCTGCGTGGCGGCTGTGATGAGACCGCGCGCGAGGCAGATCGCGCATAGCGGATGCATGGCCAGACGTCGGGCACGCTGCGCCACCGCAGCACGACCACGCAGACGCTCGACAATGCACATCGCAATAAAAAAGCCCCGGTAAGCGGGGCTAATCCACCGTCAAGGAGGAGGAGACACAGGACAGCGGCAGCGTGCAGCTACCGCCAGAATGCAAAAGGCCCGCCGCAGCGAGCCTTGTATGTCTGCCGTGGGCGCACCCCGCCCACGGCGGGGCCGATTCTAATGCAGGGAGAGTTGAATTTCCAAGCGAGTCACGCGCACTTTCCCGCGCTTTTGCTCAGAAGGTCGGCCGACGTTCTTTTTCGGCGCACTCACTCCACGCCTCTTCGGGTCAGACCGATCTTCAGCCGCTCCCGTGCCCGCAGGTACACGTCCTGAATCGGCTCGCGCAACCTCCAGACGCTGGCCAGTTTGACCGAGTGTATCGCCGCGCACTCGTTCATGGGCAGATCGTCGATGCAGGCATCGATAGCCTCGGCCTGCCAGCGCTCGATATCGTTGACCATGGCGTCCCACGCTTTGCTGGCGGTGCTGCCACCGATGTGGGCTCGGCTGCCGTAGCCGTCCGGCATGCCATTCCCGCCCAGCTCGCCGCGCATGTACTCGACCCACAGGTCCAGCAGGTAGGACAACCGATCATCCGTCATTCCGCCCCGCCGATCATGATGTGCGTAGATACCACCGCGTGCGTAGCCGTGCGATTCGCGCTCGTCGCCTCTTTGACGCCGCATCCTTGGAAGGCGATGTCTGATGTAGCGAGCCATTCATCAAGCCCCGCCGAATGCTGTTGGCGTCGATCCCTGCTAACTCGCAAAACTCAACCATTGCCGGGGAGAATATGAACTGCAAGGCGCTCAAGACCGTTGCGTTGCAATTGCGCTGAAGGCTGTATTCCTTGTCGTGAATCTCTATCTGAACATCGTCGATGGCTCGCAGAACAACTGCCTGCAACAGCCGTCGATGCGCGAGTGTCTGCGCATCCTCGTTAGCGAAGTCCACGATCAGCAACTGCGTGCGAAATCACGCACATCCGCCTCGATCCACTCCGGAAGACATCGCGTGTCGTAGTATCCGATCACAGACCGATCAAATCGCGCCTGTTGTTTTGTTCTGAGCGCCTCTGCTTCGGTCGCGGGGATCGCATAAGGGCGGTCTTCAGACCAGAAGACGCAAAACAACCGTTCCGCGCGCTGAATTCGTCGATACGTACGCGCGGCCCAGGACTCCAAGTCACTGATCATTCGAGCCCACCTTAAACCTAGTGTGGCTCGAAGTTTGCCTAGACCGTGGGGGCGGATTCCCGCGAATTTTCCGTTACGGCCGCCCATAGTGCCAGCAGAGCCTGGCCGTCATCGTGGCGAGGCTGATATCCGTACTGGCGCCAGCCGCGCACTCTCGCGGGCGGAATGGCCAAATGATTCGCGATCTTTTGATCGGACATTCGGCACTGATAGATGACGGACACCCAGTCAATCATCGCCGAGCTCCGCGCCAGGGACGGGCACGAAGTGCTTTGAGATCTCAGCGGACTCGGTAAGATTGTCGCCATTCACTCGGCGAATACCGACAACGATGGCGATCACCAGCGCAAGGATCGTGGCCACGACGAGAGCAGTGATCATCGCGTGAACGCCATCCCGATGAAGAAGACGATGGCAAAGAGGATCAGCGCGTCATCGGCACAGCTCACTTACCGTCCCCTGACAAGCCTAGCTTCCGCTCGATCATCATGGCTGCAAATCCCGCGCAGGAGGCGTTTGCCGGCCGGGTGGGTGGGCAGATACCTCCGAGGCGGCGATCGTCGATTCCAGCCCCGTTGCGCTGGCCTGGTGCGCCCATTCCACCGCTTCGGCGGCGGGTGGCGGCAGGCAGACGTCGTCGATCGGCCGGCTCCATCGTCGGCCCGTTCATCGAACCCAGCGCCCAGTGGGCGATCAGTGACGCCTCGGCCAAGTCATGGCGGAACTGCCGCGGCGTCTGCACGAACACCCGGCGGGCGACATCGACGGCCGCAGCCTTGTCCTTGCCGAGCCCGTAACCGGCTTTCCACTGACGCGGGAGCGGCTGCAGCACGCCGTGGCAGAACGCGTGAAGCACCGCCTCACAGATGCCGGCGGAGTGTCCCATCGACAGCAGCGTGGTCGGCGTGGCTGCGCCGCGATGGCCGGCCGAGCCGCCCCCGGTGAACGGCTGCATGCGCTCGACGGCACCGAGCAGGTGCTCGCTGGCGAAGCCGTGGCGCACCGACCAGCCGCGCAGCAGCTCGTGCAGCGCGCGGGCGTCGACCTTGCGCTTGATGAGGCCCTCGCTGCCGTTGCTGCAGGTCGGCAGGGATCGTGCCTCGAGCAAGCCGCGGCGGCTGCAGACGGCGGCGATCGCGCCGGAGAGACCGGGGTCTACACCGACGGCGATCATTCGTCGTCCTCGCCGGATACGCGCTCGAGCATGCGTTCGCGGATGCACAGCAACGCCTGCGTCGCCTCGGGTGTCTGGCAGTCGACGCCGTTGGCTGCGAAGTGCCCCTGCAGGATGCGGGCCAGGTACGGATGCCGCTGCGCGCCTTCAGCCATCCGCCGCACGGCCGCGATGGACCTCGGCCGGCGCGCCCAGGCCAGTGCATCGCCGTTGCGCTCGATCGATTCGATCGCGTCCTGCACCCGCTCGAGGTTCGCGGCCGCATGCTCGCGCGACACGGGGGCCGGCAGCGCGGCCGGGCGGTGCGCGGCCTCGACGGTGCGCGGCTTGCACAGCGCCACGAACTCGGGCAGCGTCGGCGGCCAAGCCAGCCCGTCGTCGACGCAACGCTGTAGGCCGGCCTCAATGGCCTCGCGGGTCAGGCGCGAGAGTTGCGCCGACCACAGCGCCTTGACCGCCGGCATGTCGGCACCGGACCACATGCCGGCGACCTTCTGGGCGCCGTACAGGGCCGTCAGAGCGGCGAAAAAGCGGTCAATGCCGCGTTGTTGCTCAGCCATCGATGGGCTCGGGATCGGACGTGGTGAGTTGGCGAATGATGTCGGCCTGGCGGTCGAAGCGAGTCGGTGCAGCACGGGCCGGCGGCGGCTGCGCACGCTTCGGTGGCGCGTCCTGCCGGCGCACCCATTGCCGCCAGGTCGCTGGCCAATCCGCCTTGAGCCCGTCCCTCCCGGCCTTGGCAAGCCAGTAGTCGCGGAAACCCTCGGCGACCAGCTCGGCATCAAGGTCCGGCCGTCGCTCCATCGACCATCGCTTGGCATCGTCGTCGGGAAAGTTGGCAGGGATGCGCGCCCCGCGCGCGCTCTCCCTCCCTCTCTTTGGCTCTTGGCTATTGGCTATTGGCTCTTGGCTATTGGGAGCATTGCCTTCGCATGCGGTACGTGATGCGTTCGCATCCTTTGTTGATTCGTTCGCATTGCGTTCGCTTGCCGCGGCCTTCTGCCACCGCATTTCGGCTGAGTCGCGGGCCTTGCTCCGCTTGTCGCGGGCCCGCTGAATTTCAGCGTCGCACCGCTTGTGCCGGTAGGTGCCGCCGTCCAGCACGAAGAACTCGGCCAGCACGTTATCGACCGCAGCGCGTTCATCCTCGGACGCTGCCCGCACGCGCCGGTAGATTGTGCGCGGGTCCGCCGGCAACGGTTGCTCGGTCTGGTAGTACCAGTCCAGCAACCGTCGGTAGGCGGCGTCTTCCAGCATCGACAGGTGCGCGGTGGCGCTACCGTAGTCGCCGATGTGGTGCGGGTAGTAGTTCACCGACGCCGGGACTATCAGTGTCAGGCGACGTTGCGTCGTTGCAGGCGATAGCGCCGCAGCTCGTCCGCATGCTGATAGCACCCGGCGCCCATGGCCATCAGCTCGACTTCCTTCGCCTCGATCTGCGCGTCTGTCATCTCGTGAATCGGAATCGCAACCTGGGTCGTTCCATCTTCAAATGCGTAGTGCGTCTGAAGCCGTTCGAAACCCTGAAGAATCAGTTGTCGGTCCGGAGACACTTCAGCCTTCGGTTGGTACCGATTGATGTGCTGCCGCACGTGATCCTGCACCTTGGCGCGACTCACGCAACGATGGAATTCGCTGTCATCACCATCGATGCCGTCATGGGCCGCCATGACTTGGTTCACGATCCAGTCTCGATTCAGCCGAGAACCGGACGAAACCAGCGGCGACACGATTCCCTCGATCTCGCGTGTAAGGTCTGCAAGCTTGTACATGGTCACTCCGGCAAGTTGGTTACGAACCGATCAAGCCACGCATCAACCGACGACACGTACTGACGCAGCGATGCGATCTCGTGCGACTTGAAAGCGCGGGCAATGCGAATGGGGTCGTGGGCACCGCAGTACTCGGCGAACCGTCTCAACGCGCCCTGCGCCTCGGTTGCGCGGGCGTAGTCCGCTGGCGCGATCTCGCCAAGGTCGACCAATGGCTTCGGCCGCGACTGTCGACCCTGCTCGGCCAGTTGCGTCACCGTTGGAGGGCGATCGCTCTCGATCTGCCGCTCGAACTCCTCCGGCTGCTGCTCGGCGAAGGTGGCGACGCGAAGAGCGGTGACCTTCTGGCGCTCGGACATTCCGGCTTGTTCAGCGGCTTCGGTGCGCGTGATATTCGTGACGGTGCCGTCAGGAATATCCGCCGACGGCCGCCCGCGGTTGTTGTCTGGAATCTGCTTCAGCAGTTCCCCGCACCGCGCAATGGCCCGGCCTTGAATCCGATCAGCCATCTTGCGCAACTGCTCGTCCTTGGCCTGCTTCGCATAGCTCGCCAGCGCTTCGGCCTTGTCAGCCCACTGCTGGCACTCATCGATGCGAGAACAGTCAGTCAGGGCCAGGACTGCTCGCTCGTACACGGCCGGCAGCCGCGCCGAATCGATCGGTATGGATTGCAGCGCGACAACAGACGGGACGGCGCTCATTGCATTCCAGTTGAAATCAGCCAGAGATTGTCTGAGCATCACGCATTCACCCCGCACATCCGAGCGAGCTCAACACAGGCCCGCTGGTACTCGCCGCTGTCAGTGACGATGCGCTGAAGATCGGCCTTGAGCCGCTCGTACAGCCGGTAGTCGGCACCGACCGGCCGCGCGAGGGCGATCTGCCTGGCGTTGACCAGGAAGCGCTCCACGGGCGACAGGTCGCGCTGGTTCACAGCCCCACCACGTCGCTGCGCTCGACCACGTACACGCGGCCGGTCATGTGCATGTCGGGCACGCGGTCGAGGATGAATTCCAGCTTCCCGGTCGGCAGCACATAGCGCACGCACCCGGCCTGGCCGTCGATCTCCGGTACCTGCGGAACGCGCAGCACGCCGCGGCGGCCGACGATCACGCTGCCGCCGATGATCACGGTTCCGTACACGATGACTTGCGGGGTTTCGCCCACCTCAGTGCCTCACCACAGCGGAACGCCCGCTGCCAGGCCCCAGGCCACCAGCAGGACGTTCAGGAGGAGGCTCACTGCGCGCATTCCGGGGCCAACGGGCGCCGGTTCGTTGCGGGCCGTTGCAATCGCGGACGCGACGCTCACGATGCACAGCCAGAGTTGGACGGTGGCCCATGTGGTCATGTCAGCGCCCCGCTCGGCCGGATTGACGGGGGCACGCGGTCGGGATGCGCGGCAGCCAACTCGGGCCAGATGCGGTGCCAGTCGCTGGGGCGCAGATGAATGCGGGAGACGGCGCCGTCGGTGATGCGCTCGATCTCCACGCAACGCTCGATCGGCACAGGGCGCGCGCCCGCCTTCCATTGATACACGGCGCCCACCGTCACGCCGAGCTGCTTGGCCAGCGCCGCCGCTCCGCCAAGGATTCCGCATGCTCGTGAGATCGCTGAAATACCCATCCGAGAAAATTACAGCATTGATGAATCAAAAGCAACTGCATTGTTGACAAGATCAGGCAGCAATGCTGTAATACCTCCATCGCCACGACAACCGCGCCGCGGTCCAGGCGGCGATAGGAGAGCGAAGTGAACGCTGCAATCTGGTCCCCCTGCGACCCGCCGATCGAGCGCGACATCCTCGCCGAGCGCGAGGACGAGCAGATCGAGACCGAAGTGCAGTCGCGCATCGCCCATGCCCGTGACATCGAGCTGGCCGACATCGTGCTCGACGACGAGACGCCCGGGTCGGTGGACTGCGCCGCGCGACGCGTGCTGGGCGCAGTGATCCGCAAGGCGTTGAAGCAGATGCGCGCGCAACTCACGGATGACGAGCGGACGATGACGGATTACATCGTCGAGTGCTTCGATTCGGAGGCGCGTGATGGCCGACTGGCCGACGAAATGCTGGAGGCCCGCAATGCTTAACCACGCCGTCGAATGGTGCAACAGCCTCAGTCGATCGTACGAACGCGCATGCGCGCGGTCGCAGGAGATCGGCTACGAGGGCGCGGAGTACGACGATCTGCTGATGCTACGGGCCACCTTGGCCTGTCGCATCGGCGAACTGCGTGAGCAGATCAGCGAGTACTGTGCGCCGTGGTTCGAGGTCGCGCGATGAGCCGCGCCCCGATCACCATCGGCCGGTACCACAGCGCGCCGCCGCGCCGCGTGCTGCGCTCGCTCAACAGCGGGTACCAAGGCGATTGGCAGTCGTGGGCAGGGACGCCGAGGCAGATGCGTCGGCTGGCCAGCGTCGCCGAGCGCGACCCGGAATCGCGCTTCTGGTGGAGTCACGCATTCGCTGCGTGCGTGGGCGCGACGCTGACGCTGCTGGTGGTGCTGCTGTGAGGCGAGCCGAAGCTCTGCACATGAGGCGCGTCGCGGAGCTGCCATGCGTGCTCTGCGGCACCGAGCCGTGCGAGGTCCATCACCTGCGCGAAGGACAGGGCATGTCGCAGCGCGCGAGCAACTTTCTGACCATCCCCCTGTGCCCGGGGTGTCATCGCGGTCCGTCGGGCATTCATGGCGACCGCTCTCTCATGCGGATTCAGAAGCTCGATGAGCTGGATCTGCTCGCTCTCACTATCGAGGCATTGGCGAAATGACCGACATGCACGAAATCGACGGCTATCCAGGCTACTTCGTCAGCGATTCCGGGCGCGTCTATTCGACCCTATCAAAGCGCTTCTTGACGCCATGCATGTCCAACGGTTATCACCAGGTAGCACTTGGCGGGCAACGCGGCAAACGCATCGGCATTCATGTGCTTGTGGCAGTAGCGTATATCGGGGCACGACCGGCGGGACTCGTCGTCAACCACAAGAACGGCAACCGCACTGACAACCGGGCTGAGAACCTGGAGTGGGTGACGCCAAGAGAAAACGTACTTCACGCCTATCGAATGGGCCTTCGTGTGATTGATCGCGCGCACAAGGACCGATGTGCCGCGCTTGGCGTCGCAAAGCGCAAGACTAGCCCTAATGTTGAGGCTCAGATTGTTGCCGGCTACTCAGGGAAGCGCGGAGATCTTGAGCGTCTTGCCAAGATGCACGGTGTCTCGCGATATGTCGTGTCTAGGGTTCTCCAAGGAGTCCTGTCGTGAGTGTCTACATTGCCATCAATGCAGTTCAGGCAGCGCTTGCTAAAACTGGCATCGCCAAGGACTCCAGAAACACCCAGCAGAACTACAACTTCCGCAGCATCGATTCTGTTTACAACGTTCTATCTCCATTGCTCGCCGGCCATGGCCTGTGCATTCTGCCCCGAATGCTGTCTCGACAATGCGTCGAGCGCCAGACCGCGAAGGGCGGCGCGCTGTTCTATGTGACGGTTGAGGCCGAATTCGACTTTGTTTCCGCCGAAGATGGGAGCAAGCACACCGTTAAGACGTTCGGCGAAGCAATGGATTCCGGCGACAAGGCCACGAACAAAGCGATGAGCGCGGCCTACAAGTACGCGGCGTTCCAGACGTTCGCTATCCCGACCGAGGCCAACGAAGATGCGGACGCTCAGACGCACGAAGTCATGGCCGAAGCCGACCCGCAGAAGGTCGATCTGATCGACGCCTGCGCGACCATGGAACAGTTGGCGACGTATTGGAAGTCGCTCAGCGCGGCCGATAGGCGGCTGCTCGCGCAGGACAAGGAACGGCGCAAGACCGAGATTATCGCCGAGGCAGGGGAATGACGACTGCCGCGTTTCTGTCGGCGCGAACCGGCAAACTGACCGCCAGCAACATGTGGCGCGCGATGTCGTTCCTGAAGTCCGGCAAGGAATCCGAGGAGCGGCGCAAGTACAAGATTGAACTGCTGGCCGAGCGGATGACGGGCGACGTGGTACCGCACTACGTGAACGATCTCATGCGATGGGGCCTGGATACGGAGCCGCATGCCAAGGCCGCGTACGAGACCCAGGCCGGAGTGCTGCTGCTGCCCTGCGGGACCATCCCTCACCCGGTCATCGAGGATTTCTGCGCGACGCCGGATTCGCTGATCGGCCGCACCGCCGTATTCGAAGCGAAGTGCCCGCAGACCACGACGCACCTGACGTGGAAGATGGCTGGCGGCGTGCCCGAGCAGCACAAGCCGCAGTGTCTGGCACAGCTTGCCTGCACCGGACGATCCGACGTGGTGTTCATCAGCTACGACCCGCGCGTGCCTGAGCGGCAGCGGCTGTTCATCGTCGAATGGACGCCCGATCCGGATGAGATCGCCGCGGTCGAGGAGGCTGCGCGGACGTTTCTGTCTGAAGTCGATGCTATGTGGGAAGCGCTCAACACGGAGGCGGCATGACCGATTCCGCACTCGCCGCGCATAAGCGCCTGTCCGCCGTCCTGCCGCGCCGCATCGTCGCCACGCAGTGGGAAGTGGAGCAAGGCGCCGAGCCGCCGCCGCGAGGCCACTACGTGCGCGGCCGGCAATCGATCCTGTTGGACGAGCTGCGCCGGCGCGGACCCTGCACGACGACCGAGCTGGCCGAATGGCTCGCATGGGATGCGCGGCAAACATCGTACGCGATGACCGATCTGCGGCGCGACGGCAAGGTCGAGTACATGCGGCGCGGCCAGCGGCACTACTGGAGCGCGAAGTGAATTTTCAACCCGCCGCGCATCGCGGCATTTCTAGGAGTTGAATCATGAGCGGGTGGGTCAGCGTGACCGATCGACTGCCACCGAGCGGCATGCCGGTGATTGTATCGCGCAACACTTGGATTACCGAAGCCGTGACGGAACGCCTGGGGCGTCTCGCTTCGTCATCGCACCCGCAAGGTGCAGGGGGAGCCAATGGCTAATTTCTATGAATTTTTCGCCGGCGGCGGCATGGCCCGCGCCGGCCTTGGCCCCGACTGGCAATGCCTGCTCGCCAACGACTTCGACCCGAAGAAGGCGGCCAGCTACGCCGCGAATTGGGGCGCCGATCATCTGCGCGTCGGCGACGTGGCCGCGCTGACCACGGCCGACCTGCCGGCCGGCGCTGACCTGGCTTGGGCCTCGTTCCCTTGCCAAGACCTTTCCCTGGCCGGTGCCGGCGCTGGCCTCAAGGGCGACCGCTCCGGCACTTTCTGGCCGTTCTGGCAGCTCATCAAAGCCCTGGGGGATGAAGATCGAGCGCCGCGCCTGGTGGTGCTGGAAAACGTGTGCGGCGCCCTTAGCTCGCATGATGGCAAGGACTTCGCCGCGATCAGCTCGGCCCTGTCGAACAACGGCTATCGGTTCGGTGCCGTGGTCATCAACGCCGTTCATTTCCTGCCGCAGTCCCGCCCACGTCTGTTCATCATCGGCGTGCGCAAATCCTCGCCGATTCCTCGCGCCCTGGTCGCCAGCGGCCCGGAAGGGGAATGGCATCCGTCCGCGCTGGTCGAGGCTTACGGCAAGCTCTCGAAGCGTGCGCAAAGCGCATGGGAATGGTGGCGCCTGCCGGCGCCTCCGGCCCGCACGTCGATCTTTGCCGACCTAGTGGAAGATAAGCCGCACGGCGTCACCTGGCACACGGCCGCCGAAACAAAGAAGCTGCTCGGCATGATGAACCCGCTAAACCTGGCGAAAGTTGAAGCCGCCAAGAAAGCCGGCGGCCGCCAGGTCGGCACGATCTACAAGCGCACCCGCGCCGATGGCCCGAACGGCGAGAAGGTGCAACGCGCCGAAATCCGTTTCGATGACGTGGCCGGTTGCCTGCGCACGCCTACCGGCGGTTCAAGCCGTCAAACCATCATGGTGATTGAAGGCAAGCGCGTTCGTTCGCGTCTGCTGTCGCCGCGCGAAGCGGCCCGCCTCATGGGCTTGCCGGACACCTACGCGCTGCCCAAGAACTACAACGATGCTTATCACCTGGCCGGCGATGGCGTGGCCGTGCCGGTCGTGCGCTTCCTGGCCGCACATATCCTAGAACCGCTGCTAGCGGCGGCCTTGGCGGTCGAGAAGAAGGCGGCGTAATGACGGACTTGGTAACGGCCCTGCGGGACTTCAACAAAGATCGGAAATTCAACCGCAAAGGCCCGCCGGCTCGATCGGGAGTACCCGAGCCGGTGGCATCCGGACGACACCGTGCACCGGATCTACCCGCGGCGAGCCGGGGCTCGGCCCGAGCTGCGGGATAGGGTGTGGTGGTGGGTATGACCGAGCTTCCGACCGACGAACTCGACCGCGTCATCCGCGTCGACTTCAAGGCGCGCCGCCATGGGATGGCGATGGGCGAGTGCCCGCATCTGAGCATCACGATCGACGAGGAACTGGCGCAGATCCAGTGCAGCGACTGCGAGAAGCTGCTCAACCCCGTCACCTGGATCCGGAATCACATGTCGCTGTGGCGACGCACGTTCGACCAGATCAACGGGTGGCGGCGGCTGCTCAAGGCGATGCAGGGCCGTGACCGGTTCAAGTGCGTGCACTGCAATCGGTTCTCGCGGGCGTTGATCACACGCGGGGAACTGCAGGCGGTGACGCTGGAGCCGAAGGTGCCGCCGCATGAACAGGGGCCGGAGGCATGACGACCCCCGAGCGTCACGACTGCCCGCTCAACGCCCCCGATCAGTGGGGCACTCGCCGCGTGCGCGTCCGCCTCCGGCGCGCCCGTCCGGACGGTAGCCCGTGGCCGGTGAAGCCCGAGGCGGAGCCCTTGGACGGCCGCGAGCTGGACCTCGAGTACGGATGGGTGATCGAAGACGATGACAGCAGGTATCCCGGCGAGGTCGCTTGGCTGCTGCGCGGCGATGAGGTCAGGCGCCGCGGCCTGCCCGAGACCGTGCCGATCTGGCTGCCGAGCGGCGATCTGGAGGCGGCATGACCATGCCCAAGCGCCGCCTCGCCCGCCAAGCCGCCATATTGCCGTGGCCACCACCACCCGCGACCATGAAAATCGAAAAAGGTATCCCCATTCCGACTGCTGAACCGGACATCGTCGCGCAGATGACTGTCGGCGACTCGATCTATGCGACCACTTCGCGCGACATCAACCACCTACGCAAAGCCGCCGTCCGTCATCGCAAGAGTCAGGGGTGGAGGTTCACGTCGCGCAAGATCGGCACCGGCCTGCGCCTGTGGAGAATCGAATGACGGCGCGTTCCACCGCACGTCACGCGTTCGCTCGTGCGATGGGGGTTGCCGAGGGCTCCGGCTCGTCCTGCGTCTGCTGCGGCGACTCCCCTTTCGACATGGCGAGCCCGTGGCGCAAGGCCCTCGGCGCCGGCTTCTCCGACTGGGACTGCTTCGAGCGCCCCGCGGCCGAAGCGCTATGCGCCGGCTGCGCGCGCCTCCTCGGCGGTCGCCCCGGTGATGACCCTCCGCCGCCACGCACGCGCACGCTCGCCGTCGTCGACCATCGTCTCGTGCTGCCCGCGATCGACGAGGTCTGGCGCTACCTGACCGATCCGCCCGCCGCGCTGCTGGTGCTGTCGTGGGCGGTCAGCAAGCAGAAGCATCACCCCCTTTATGCGGAGCCTTGCACCGTCGACGTGCTGCGCATCGGCTCAGACTCGCGCACGATCGATGTCCGGCCCGCGCGCGACGGCGAACTGATGCAGGCAGTGCTGGAGCTGCGCGCCGCTGACGACAAGGGCAAGCCCTGGTTCAGCCGCGACGAGATTCTGAGCGGCCACTATTCGACGCCGAAGATCGCTATCCGGGGCGCCCAGCGCTGGGCCGACCTGGAGTCGATCGTCGCCCCTCGACGCGGCGATCCAGCTTTGGACGTGATCGTGGCCCACGCCCCCGTCCTGCCCCCTTCTCCCACGACCACCGAGGATTCCATGCTCGACACCACGGATGAGCGGGCCGTTGCCTTGCTCCACGAGATCTCGCGCTCCAGCACCGCGCGCCAGGCCGACGGCCTGGGGTTCTGGTCCAGCCTCTTTTTGAGACGGCTGCAGCGCCACGCCGGCCGCCCCCTGGCCGCATTCGCCTCGCGCATGCTGGCCGATCTGAGCGTGGAGCCGCATAGCCCCGGGGCTCAGTCGGTCGCAGCTCAGGTGACGACCATCACCGACGATGACGCCGCCGCGCTGATGGCCCGGCTGCGCGAGCGCGGATCGCTCCTGATCGCCCTTGCCTACGATCGCCACAAGACCGAGGCGGCCAAGCGCAAGAAGCCCGCATCCACCCCCGTCCCCGATTTCCCCGAGGAGATGTTCGAATGACCGCCGTTGAGACGCCCCCCAACACCGCTCCGCGCGCGCCGCGCTACGGCACACCCTACCGGGTAATTCTCACGACCGAGGCGCCGCTGCATCACGGCGCCTTCGGCGGCGACGCCGGTAACGCAGTCCTTCACCGGCGCGTGCCGCTGGCGGCATTCCCCGACCTCGCGGGCGTGCCGGCGATCTCGGGCAACGCGCTGCGCGGACATCTACGCCGAATCGTCATGCGCGATCTCTTCCTGCGGTGCGGCCTGTCGGTCGCGACGTTCGCGGACGCCGGCCTCACGGCCCAGCAATGGGACCGCCTGTACGCGGCGCTGGCCAACGGCGGGCACCTCGAATCGGCGGAGACCAAGACCGACCCGGTGCGCATCCGCGAGCTGCGCGACGGTCTGCCGCCGCTGTCGGTCTTCGGGGCCGCGCTCTACAGCTTCATGTTGCCCGGCGTGGTGTCCATCGGCTGGTGCTGGCCGCGCTGTCGCGAGACCGTCGACGCCGGGCTGGTCGAGGAGTCGCTTGCAGGCACCCCGCCGGTGTCCGGTGAAGCGCTGATCACCGAGATCACTCTGGTGCGGCACGTCGATCGCGATGAGCAGGATCCGACGTCGAGCGGTGTGACGCCAATGCCGGTGACCGTGGAGGCGATGCTGCCCGGCGTGACGCTGGTGACGAGCGTACTGCCGCAGCGCCGCATGACCGAGTTGGAGCTGGGTGTCATCGGGTACGGCCTGTCGCTGTTGCGCACGCTCGGCGGCAAGGGCGGTAGCGGCTTCGGGCGCTTGCGCGTCGAGCACGACATCCCGGCCCAGCCGTACGTCGACTGGCTCGAAGACCCCGACCGGATCAGCGCCGCACGCGCGATGCTGATCGCACTCGCCCAACGGATGAGCAAGTGACATGGGTGTTGTCCGGTTGACCGCCACGCTCGCCTCCTCCATCGCGATCAGCGAGGAGCTGCATCTGGACGGATTGCTCGAATCGGCCCATCCGGTCGCCCGGCAGAGGCCGATGTCGCGGAGCACGCCCCTGACGAACTTACCCATGCCGCCGCTCCCCATCTGCGCACACACGCTGGACGGTGCGCGAGCACGCCTGGCATCGTCAGCTCAATTCCCGGACGAGGCCCGCGAGCACGGCTCGCCCATCGTGAAGCGCCGCGACGGCGAGGATATCGAATCGCTGGCCCGGCCGATTCACTTGGGGCTCGGCCCGGGCAAGAACCGGATGCACCGCGTGACGACGGTGGTCACGCCGTGGATACGGTGGCTCGCCATCGGCGACCGTCGCGAGATCATGAGGCTCGCCCGCCGCATCCAGCAGATCGGTCAGTGGCGCAGCGCCGGCTATGGCCAGGTGCTGAGTTGGCAGGCGGAAGCGCTGGACCTGGATCCCGTCTCGGTGCTTGTCGATCACTCAATCGCGCAGCGTCATCTGCCCGCCGCGTGGTGCCAGTGGGCCGAATCGACCGTGGAGGGCCCCTATCGTCCGCCCTACTGGCACCCCGAGCGCCAGTCGGATCTCATCGTGCGCGCAGGCACCCGCTGCGTCCTGAAACCGTCAGTCGAGGAGGCGTGTCGTGCCGTTGCTCACCCAGATGCACTCCGCGCGCACAAGGAGCGCAAGATCCGCCGTGCGCGCGCTCGCAGCGCTGGGGCGTACCCAACGCATGGCAGCACGGGTGGATCAGGCGCTGCGGATCCTCTCCGACTGGCGCGCGCGATGCGCGAGGCCGGCGGTGTCGTGCAGCGGGGGCAAGGACTCGACGGCGCTGCTGCTGCTGACGATGCGCATTGACCCGACGATCCCGGTGTACCGGGCAGACCCGCCCAATCCGCTGCCGGATCGGCCGGCACACGTCGACCGGCTTCAGCGCGCGGTGGCCGCGCCCTGGGTGATCGTGCCGTACCCCTGGGACGTCGACGCCGTCCTCGACGGGCACCAGCGCTATCCGATCGGGCTGAAGATCCGCAGGCTGGATGCGCAACTACGCGCCGACGGCATCGATGGCGTCGCGCTCGGCCTGCGCGCCGACGAGAGTCGCGGCCGCGCATGGAATCTGCACGTCCGCGGTCAGCTCTACTCGGCCGGCGGGCGGCTCGTCTGCACACCGCTTGCGCACTGGAGCGCAGAGGAGGTGATCGGGTTCGTGATGGCAGAGGATCGGCTGCCACTGAATCCGGTCTACACGAAGCTCGAGGCGGCGCCGGCGCTGAAACACCTGCGCGACGGCACCTGGTACCCGCGCGAGACGGCCGATGGCCGCGGATACCGCGACTGGCTAGCCTACCACTACCCCGATGTCATCGGACAGTACGATCGCGCCGTCAAGGTCATGTCGAGAGCTACATGAGCGAGCGCCCGATCCGCCCCGTCGGCAGCTACCTGACCCGTGACGAGCTCGCCGAACTGTGCGGCTGCGCGCCGCAGAGCTAC